ATTTTTGGCATCATTCAATAGCTCGCCGAGATTAACTTTTAGATATCTGGGACAATTGAACCAGTTGATATATCTGGGAGTGCCACCATGTTCCATAATCATCATGCCTCGTTGATCATCATTCACGTCAGCATAGTTGTGTGGCATGGGATTGCCTATGTAATGTATATTTTTTGCTGTTTGACGTTTGTGAAAATGTCCTGTGAACACATATTCTTGACTCACAAAGTCTCCAGTCTGTATCAATCCAGTGTCTGGCATCTCTATCATGGCATTCATTAAGAAGTGTGGCAATTCAAAATGACCAAACATGTATCTACTTTTGATTTTTTTAATTTGTTTGTATTCATCACCCACCAACCAAGGCACCAAAGTAACATCATCTATGGTGGTGGTCTCTGTGACCACAGTGATGCCTGGAATAAATCTAGCAAACTCCACTGAATGAATATCTCGTTTGTCTTTGTAATATAAATCGTGATTACCAGGAAAGAAATAAAACTTTTCAAATGCTTTGCCCAGTTTTTCCAAACATTTGATAGAAACATCCATGGTCATTAAGTTCAATGAATTTCTATTGTGATGCCAATCGCCACAGAATATGCCTGTTTCGCAATTGTTTTGTTTGGCTTGATCAATAAACCAATCCACAAATTCTTCACAGTCTTGATTGTGTATCACACTGTTGCTTTTTAAACCAAAGTGTATGTCAGTGAACACTGCTGCTTTTTTAAACATTCAAATATCTTCCTTTAAATTGATATTGTAAGGCAAAAACCAAAATAAGTCAATCTTTTAGGATTTCTTTTTAAATTCTCTATCAATGGCTTTGTCGTATGACTCTTTGTTCTGTCTGGTAAAACTAGGCATCATATCATTCATTTCCATAATATCATCTCTGATATTTTGATTTCTTTTTTCAATGTTGATGATTCTCACAAAAGAATTGGTCACTGCTGCTGTGTAGTAAGCAAATGGATTGTTGGACTTTGATTCATCAAATTGCAATCCAATCTGAGTCAGCTGCAGTATGGCCTGTCCTTGCATCTCGTCATTGTAGGTGTAACCTCTCACATTGCCTCGAGTGGCATAACGTTCACACAGTTTCATCCACATCATGGCCAACTTGGCAGTGGGTTTGCCACTTACTTTAGTAAACTTGCCATTGTGCAAGCCACCTTCCCAATGACTTTTGCCCACACATGAAAGATTGTCTTTGCTGTCAAACTTCCAGTGTTGGAAGGCAGGAAAGTTTACTTTAACTTTGGAGTCTGCTGAACTCTTGGGATTTTTTTTGCGTCCAGGTTCATTGGGTATGTGATCATAGGTCATCACTCTGAACACCAAATCTTCCTTTTGAATTTTTTTATAGTCCACTTCACACTCAGACAGTTTCACTTTGGGATCTATGGCTTTGCGTCTTTCAAATTCTTCCACTGATAGTCTTTTGGCTCTGACTCTTTTGGCTTCGGCAATGGTTCTCACATTGATCTTTTCCAATGAGTATACAATAGCATCATATCTGTGATGTTCATCTTTGGTGTAACTGCAATAGCTGTTCTTGGATTTGTGTATTTCTTCCAACAGATCTTTGTTGTTGAGGTAGTTGATTTTTTTCATCGAATTCCTTTATAATTAGCCTTCAGTATAAACTACCCAGTTAATTTTGTCAATAAATACTTGAGAAAAGATAACCATATGCCAATAGACAGAAACGACAACATAGATCCAGCACTAGCAGTGAACAATTTTTTGGGTGGAGTGGGCAGCACTGCAGCCAACATAGCTGGAAAAGCGGCTGCTTCAGTGCAGGCTTTCACCAATCCTGCCAATCTTGTGTCAAACATCAGATCTAAAGATTTACCAAAAGATGGCATTGCAGGAACCAAAACACTCACTCAGGCCACCACAGCCACCAAACCTGGAGAAAAAGATTGGAGAGTGAAATTAAGTTTGCCTTCACACTTTGTGGGAGAAGCCATGGCACCTTTGACAAAAACCGGAGGTTTGTGTTTTCCCTACACACCTTCCATCATTGTGAGTCACAACGCATCCTACACGCCTATCAATCCTGTACACACAAATTATACCATGAACGCTTACAACAACAGCACAGTGGATCAGATCACAATCAATGCTGATTTTTTTGTGCAGAATGCTTTGGAAGCCAGATACTGGGTGGCAGCTGTTCATTATTTGCGATCAGTGACCAAAATGAAATATGGCGAATCAAGTTCAGATGCCGGATCACCACCACCAGTGGTTTTATTGAATGGCTATGGAGATTTTGTTTTTAAAAATATTCCAGTGATTGTGACTCAGTTTCAATTTGATCTACCTCAGGATGTGGATTATATCAGTTGCACTTTGGAAGTGCCTGAGTTGGAAGGTCAAACAGAACAATACAACACAGCAGCATGGGCACCCACACAAAGTTTGTTGACAGTGACAGTGCAGCCTCAATATTCAAGATCTACCATTTCACAATTCAACATGGATAGTTTTATAAATGGAGAATATATCAAAAAATCTGGAGGATTTATCTAATGGCCACATACAGCATTATGAGTCCTTGGCACAACACAGAAACTGTCAATGAACAATATTTAGGATTGTTAAGCATTAGACCTGTGCCCGAAACCAGCGACGATGTTCTATACACAGTGGGAGTTCAATACACTCACAGACCAGATCTATTGGCCTATGACTTGTATGGATCCACAAAACTTTGGTGGGTATTCTCACAAAGAAATCCTGAAGCATTGAAAGATCCCATCTATGATTTGGTGGCTGATTTAAAAATTTATCTACCTCAAGGTCCTAAATTAAGATCACTATTAGGATTATAAAATGTCCATTATAAAAAATAATGACAACATCTCAGTACAATTCAAAGATGCTGGCGGTAACACCATTCAAAACTTCAACGGAAGAAAAACATACAAAGAACAAAGAGATGAAGATGGCGGCACTTACTATGTGGCTGCAGAGACCAGTCCCAATGTTCAAAAAAATGTATTGAACAAATTCAGCAGTTTCAACACAATTTTTACACTGAGTTGTTTGACTGTGGATGAAATCAACAATCCCTACAGTTTAAGAATCAAGACTCCTGAAAAAGTTATATTGCGAAACGGTGGATCCAGCGCAAGTAAATTTCCCACTCAATATGATAAGCCATTGGATGGCAGCAACTCAGGCACAGCTGCCAGAGAATTTTTCATCACAGATGTGGATATAAACACAGTGATATCACCCAATCCAAAAACCAAACACACCAATGCTTACAAAATAAATTTTACTGTGATAGAACCCTACAGTTTGGGCACATTCATAGAAACTTTAAGAACTGTGGCAGCTTCTTGCGGTCACAAAAATCATACCACTGCTCCTTATTGTTTGATGATGGAATTCAAAGGGTATGATGAAACAGGCAAAATTTATAATGTGGAAGGATCCAAAAGAATAATACCTATCAAAATCGTTCAAATAGATTTTGAAGCCAACCAAGCAGGATCCACCTATGCTTGTCAAGCCACTGCATGGAATGAATTTGCTTTGGATGGAGTTATACAGTCCATCAACACAGATATCACACTGAAAGGCAGCACAGTGCAAGAAATGTTGCAGGTAAGTTTGCAAGATCAACTGAATCAAATCAAAGATAAAAGCAATCAAGACAAAGACCAAAGAAAACACAAAATAGATGATTACATTATAAATTTTCCCACACCAGAAGCATTGCAAAACAGACAAAACACAATCACACCCAGCAGTGATGCAGCAACAGCAGGCAAAATCACACCTAATGAACAACGCAAAGTATTAGTGGGCACCAACACAGATGTTAACAGCACTCCCAAAGGACTGTCTTACAAACAAAACAAAGACTCATTGAATGCCATAGGCGGAGTCAAACTTTTAGTCAGTTCTTCACAAGTGGAAAATGTGGCTCAAAATCTTGGATATGACAAAAACAGCAAAGTTATAGACACTGCTCAAATAGGCAAAGATTTAAACCGTAGAAAATTAAGTTTCAAACAAGGCAGCAATATTGAAAATATCATAACCACAGTGATAACTTTCAGCGAATATGCTGCTAAATCTTTGAACGACAACAGTGGAACATTTAAAAAATGGTTTAGAATATCCACCAGAACTTTCATAATCAAAGACGACGACATCATGCAAAAGTATGGAAGAAATCCTTATCTTTTTGTGTATGATGTGATACCTTATGATGTGCATGAATCATCATTTGCCAAACCCAATGTAAAAACAGAAACCAAAGATATAGAATCACAGATTGTGAAAGAATATGATTATCTTTACACAGGAAAAAATCTTGATGTATTGGATTTTCAACTGAAATACAATTTTGCTTTTCTTGCAATATTACCCTCAGATCAAGCCAAATCCAAAAGTAGACCAGATGACAAAGACAGAGATTCCAAAGATGGCAACAATAGTTCGGACGACACACCAGGAGACACAGCAGATTCAAACACAGGATCAGGCACATCTTCCATGGGGGTGGTGCGTAGACAATTCAATCTATATGAAGCTATCAGCGGTTTGTCAGATGAACAAAGATTGGCTTTGGAATTCAATGAAGCAATCATACACAGCAATGCAGATTTAATCACAGTGAATTTGACCATTCTGGGTGATCCTTATTACATAGCAGACAGCGGTATGGGCAATTATTATGCATCCATCAAACCCGATGCCAATGGCAAACCATCCAAATTTATAAACAAAGATGGAGCCATGGAAGGCACTTATTCAGGAGTTTATATTGCTATTAATTTTAGAACACCCATTGATTATGGCAGCAATGGTGAAACCATGTTTAGAGACACTGCTCAGCAAGCAGAAAGATTCATACCAGTGCCTGCTTTCAGTGGTATATATAAAGTGAACATGGTCAATAATATTTTTCAAGGTGCTGTGTTCAAACAAGAATTGCAGTGCATAAGATTACAAAATCAAGAAGTTAAGAAAAAACCAGAAAAAGACAACAAAGCATTGGGACCAGCAACTGATTTTGGAAAAGAATCTGATGGATTTACTCCAGAGTTTTAAAATTTATGAATACACAGGAGCATAATGTTTAGAGGTACACAAAAAAGAGATTCAAACAGAGACCAGATGGTCAAAGATCCTGGCCCATATGAAGCCATAGTGACCAGTCATCTGGACACCAAATATTCCGGCACGCTGGAAGTGGAACTGCTCAAAGCCAGTGTGAGTGGCAATGATCCTTTTGAAGTGGGACAAAGAGTGAATGTGAAATACTGCAGTCCTTTCTATGGTATCACTTCCTATGATGGAGTCACAATGAATCGTGGTTATCAAGACAGCCAACAAAGTTATGGTATGTGGTTTGTGCCACCTGATGTGGGTGTTAAAGTGTTGGTGATATTTGTGGAAGGCAACTTCAACAAAGGCTATTGGTTTGGTTGTGTGCAGGCAGAAAATCAAAATTTTATGCTGCCAGATGGTAGAGCTGCAACTTCATTCACTGATGTCAACGATGATCCAACATTGCGAGGAAAAAAATTACCTGTGGGAGAATACAATAAAAAATTAGTTGACAA